GGTTATTAAAAGTGAAAATCTGAGCTCAGATGTAGCACAAGCATGATAAAAAAATCAGTATTTTCATCTTCACAGTGGTCAACTAAAAAAACTAAGTTAGCAGTGTGTATTCCTACGAGGGACACACTGCATTCTGCTCATGCGCTTTGTTTAGCAGAATTAGTTAAATTTAACACCATGAATAACATAGACACTCATGTGTTTATGGATGCAAGTACTGTGTTGCTAACTCAGCGCGAAAAATTAGCTGGTGTTGCTCTCGATTTAGGTGCAGAATATACACTGTGGTTAGACAGTGATATTACATTTCCCGCTACTACAGCCGTTCGTCTACTGGCTCACAATGAATCTGTTGTTGCTGCCAATTATGTCAGGCGACAATTCCCCCCAAAAGGCGTAGCATACAAAAAATTAAGTGTATGGGATGATCCATTAACATTTGAAATAAGTGATTCACTTATAGATGTTGAGGGAATAGGCATGGGTTGTTTCTTAATAAAAAATGAAATCTTTACAAAGATTCCAAAACCTTGGTTTGAATTTAGATGGACGCCTGAATCAAACGATTATCTTGGTGAAGATATGGTTCTGTGTGAAAAAATTGCAGATGCAGGTTACAAAATTAAAGTAGATACTGCGCTAAGTCAAGAACTTCGCCATCTTGGAACATACGGATTTGGTCCCGGCGACCTAGCATAAGTCTAGCAGCAACTCTAGCTTTGCTCTAATAATCTTATTATTAAAACTATTCTTCACACCTTGGTGCAATGGTTTAGGCCATGCATTATAATCGCACCAAGCGTATCCTGAATGTTCTTCGTTAAGAACTGGAATAAATTCTTTGTCGACTAGCAGTACATAGGTATTGTATTGAAAGTGTTGATCGCTGCTAATGAATAACTCTAGTGGAATTATTTTTTTAATTGCAGGTGACTTTCCAATTTCTTCTTCTATTTCTCTTTTTAATACATCAACTGGAGTTAGATCAGATGGTTCTTTTCTTCCGCCGACTAGACCCCAGGTACCAGCAGTCTTACCTTGAGTTCTTGATAAAAATAGAAATCGTTTGGTATCTTTTGCTAGAAATAATCCGCCGCTACAAATGATCTGATTTAGAGTACTAGTCGCCATAACTGTTTGTCATATACGCCTTCATAAGTCTTGGACCATGCTCCTTGATCCCACTTATATTGCGTTCCTGTATATGAGTTAGTTATGTAAATGACTTCTGACTGTGCTGTAGAATCGAATACAATAGTCCATGCAGTCCCATTCCACTCAATAATATCATTGGCATGAGCTTGAAAATCTGTACCATTAGAATTTTTCCATGCGTCTGGACCATCGTACCCGGGAGTACCGAATTGCGAGTTGATATTAATATCTTCTAATATTAGATACCTAGTGCCTGCAACTGGATTAGGAGAGAATGTTTCGGGATTGATAATAGCATCCACAGATCCGCGACCACTGATAATAGTATTACTAGGAACAGTATCTGTATCGATGTTTAACAACATCTTAGTTTCGTCAGCGGGATCGAGACTAATATAGGCCACAACTTCAGTATCGTCTAGTTGTGAAAATCTTAACTGACTTAATCCTGCTCTAAATTTTCCAGGATGCATGTCTAACAGTTTGGTCCATGCAGCAACATTGTCTGGATTTGTAACATCAATACCGTCACCTTGATTGTTTGCATGAATTAATTTTGCAGTATTATTGAATATCAGCAAGTCGTAATTGCCAGCAGTGACTGTTATTGTAGCGTCGGGGGATATTTCTCCAAATACTTCAACAGCACCTTCCTTATTATAAACTGAATTAATTGTACCTTGATTTACAGCATAGACATTACTGATAATTTTTGTAATAATTCCTAACTTTTTAACTTTAGCAGGTGGAGTTATCCACACTGGTGCAGTAAATGTCATAGTCATAATGTCGATGTCCTCACTAACACCTTGAGGCACTGTTCTTGAACTCCATGTTTGATTAGTTAAGTCTAACGTAGTCAAACTGGTCCAGTCAACATAGTTGTCAGTTGTTTGAATTTCAAAGCTGGGATTAAACAATACTGCTAACTGTTCCCAAAGTTGCAATTTCATTTCTGTGTTAGTTGTCCATATGTCTGCATTAAACGTGATCAACCAAGGGCTAGGCATCATACGTTCAACGGTATAATTATTGCCTTGAATATTTAAATATTCTTGACCGTTTTCGTCCCACTCACGCTCGCGAATATGTATCTTACTGACAAAGGTAGGATCTTGCATACGTGGGCGATCAAACTGTAGATCTTTAATGTAGCAGGCAATGAATGGAGCACTGGGAATAACGTTCTCGCTATTCTTTTTTAAGATAGATGCCACTTGTCTGCTCATATCTCCGTATCGAACAGGTACTTGAACTAACTGCCCTTTAGAATCCTTGTAGGCAAAGTTGCTCATGACATTCATGAACTGTGTTAGGTATCTGCGTACTTGACCGTCGTAAAAATGATCCATTTTAATTGTCTGCCTTTGGTTTTAATGCTTTGCTTAATGCTTGACGTTCTTGTACAACTTGTCCTGCAATAGTTGCAGTATTGGTGTTATTAATAAACGATGCCTTTTGTGTTCTTCTAACCTTAGTAGGATCGTTAGTCTGTGTTGCACCACTTTGATTAACAGTCATTCGAACATTGTCTTCAAATTTGATCCAGTGTCTTCCATCGTACCTAAACAATCTATTAGGCATGTAATCTGTTCTAAGATAAAACTGTCCTTTTACTGGACTGCTAGGAAACGTAATTCCAAATCCATAAGGAGCACCGTTAGGTGGAACACCGTCACCAGTTAGGTAGCCTACATAATAATTGTGATCAGGAGAATTCAATACTATGCTAGCATCTAATGCAGGGTTATCAATACTGGCGTCATCGATGGTGTTAGATACATCTGCGACGTCAACAGTTTCTTTATTTTTTAATGGCACAACATATAGATGTTCAGTATCGTATCCGCTTTTTCCTACATCGGCTTCTGCTTGAGCAACAATCTGATTATTGATATCAATACTAGTTTGTACATTAGAAATTAAATCTCTAATAGTATCTCCTGTATCATCTCCGTTTGCATCTAATAGCGGCTTGTCTAATATTTCTTTAAATTCTTGTGTATCAACTAACGGCTGACACTTAGCACGTAGCAAGTGTGGATACCATGTTTGACTGTATCCGCTTGCGGGGCGAGTTACTTCGCTAACTACATAAAATCGTTTTAATGCAACTGCATCATCTCCTAGTGCATATTCATCTTTTTGGTGCGGTAATTCTATAACATCACCAGCCATAATTTTTCTGCCAACTGCATCATAGCTACCCCTCAAGTGAAAGGTAATCATTATGTTGTCGTTTTGTAGGAATAATCCAAATTGACTAAGGTTAAAGTCGATGTCCTGCAGGGTATAAATTCCACGTAAAACATAAACATCAGGCGCATAGCTGCGATCTCTGTTTTCCATGAATAATAAATCTTGTATGCCAAGTTCAGGAACACTTGATCCGCTTTGATCAGGAGTTAAAGGAGTTGCTTCCCCTTCAGCAGGTGCAGTGGGTCCGAGATATTTGTGCAAAAATACATCAGTTCCGCCCACTTGGAACTGTTCGTTAATTGCACGATCTAGGAACTTGAAATCATTGCCCTTTTCCGGGCGGTACATTGAGAGTCTTGGCATAGTCTTGTATTTATGGCTAAATATCGTTATGACTGAGAACGAAAACGAACGCCAAAAGATAGTTGACTACTGTAAGCTCATGCTGGGCGACGGTATGGTCGACGTCGAATTAGACCCTGCCCACTACAATACTGCAATTGATCGTGCTTTAAACAAGTTCCGTCAACGCAGTAGTAATGCAGTTGAAGAAAGCTATGCATTTTTAACTGTTGAGGTGGATAGAAATGACTACACACTACCGTCAGAAGTAATGGCAGTACGTCAAATCTTTAGACGCAGCATTGGTTCTAGGTCAGGTGGCGGACAAGGTGGTACACTATTTGAACCATTTAACCTTGCTTATTCTAACACTTATTTGTTAACCGCTACAAACATGGGTGGCCTAGCCACTTATTATGCCTTTGCAAGCTATCAGAAACAAGTTGGCAAAATGTTCGGCAGTGAGATAAACTTTACTTTCAACAAAACTACTAAAAAACTTACCTTAATGCAACGTCCTAGATCAGAGGAAGAAGTCTTAATTTGGGTATATAATTATCGTCCCGACTTCAACTTATTGCAGGACCCGTTTGCCAATCAATGGCTCAAAGACTATTCATTAGCTACCTGCAAACTGATGCTAGGAGAAGCTCGTGAGAAGTTTAATCAGATTGCTAGTCCGCAAGGTGGCACTGCTCTAAACGGTACTGCACTCAAGGGCGAGGGTAAAGCTGAAATGGAAACACTAGAAATGGATCTAGTAAACTACAAAGATGGCGGGACACCACTTACTTTTGTAATTGGCTAAAAAAATATTGACCTCTCAAAAAATCTATTATATACTAACATAGGAAATATATGTTCGTTAGCAAAGAGATTGCAAAAACCAGGTACCAGTTTTGTAAAGATTGCGATCATTTTACAGCCGTTAAGGTCTGTGCAAAATGTAGTTGCTTTATGCCTGCAAAAGTGGTTTTATCTTTATCTAAATGTCCTATTAACAAATGGGGAACTGGAAAAGTTGATAACTCTATAACTGAACAGTTTAATGTTGAGGAATAATATGATCATTGGCTTTGTTGGGTTTATAGGGTCGGGCAAAGATACTGCCGCAGATTATCTAGTTAATTTTCACGAGTTTAGAAGAGACTCATTTGCAAATACATTAAAAGACGCGGTTGCAGCCGTATTTGGTTGGGACCGCGTTCTGTTGGAAGGACGTACAAAAGAAGCTCGTGAGTGGCGTGAACAAGTTGATCCTTGGTGG